CCTAGACAATGATTATTACAACATTCAAAAGTATAGGAAAAGCCTATGTTGATCTGCACATAGATCAAGACTGGGAACTTCAAGTTCAACTTTTATTACAACATCACAACGCCAGTGCCAAGCATGAGGTGCCCATGTTTAACTTGGCAGAGTTCAAGCAAGTAGATGATCCGTTTGTAGAACGAGCCCGCAAGTATCACGGCAGTGTAATTGAAGGCACATTCATGCGTGATGCTAACGGAGCATACGATGAAATTCCAGATACAATAAGACGCTGTAAAGGCAATTTGGTAGGCATCAATGGCGTTATTTTAGATGTGGACGAAGCAATGACTATTGAAGCGGCAATGACCATGTTGGAGCCGCTAGAGTATGTGCTTTACACTACATTCAGACACACACCAGAAAAGCACAAGTTTCGAATTGTAATTCCATTTGGACGCACGTTACTTGCAGCCGATATAGTTGGGCGTCAGCAAAGTATCATGAGCACATTTCCAGGAGTAGACAATTGTTCATTTACTATGAGTCAAAGTTTTTACTTTCACTCAGGCAATGTTGATCCTATTGCTTATCATAATAAAGGAATTATTTTAGATCCATATGATAACTTTGCATACACAGAACCTAAAATTTATAGTGTGCCAACACCGGAACAACCAGTTAGTACAGCAATGACACCGGCACAAGCCTCAGCATATAGAGATGCGGTGGTTGCCAGTTTAAATACTTGCAGTGGTTTACATTACGCAGGTAAAGGAGCAAGCAATCATGCTGTGCTTACCTTGATCAGTATTTGCCGTAGTATTGGATTAACATTTAACGAGTATGATGCTATTTGTAGACGCATAGCGCATCCTGAATCTGCATTGACTAGTGAAGCAGTTAGGGTGGCTGCATGGACTGGTTGGGCAGGAGACAAGATACGCAGACAGAATCGTGATGAGTTTATTGCGGCATATGGTGGCAAGCCAATTCGCATTGGTGTTAAAACAACAGGTGCTGAAGCACTTGCAATGAATATTTTGAAGAAAAGGGAATTGGTATGAGTAATGTAATACAATTAAACATAGAAGAAAATAGCGATGCTGTCAATCAAGCAATTGATTGCTTGAGTAACGAGATTGAGCAGTATAGCTCTACTATTGAAACAGCAAAAGAAAAACTACAAAACAATACAAATCGTGCTATTCAAATTGATGTGGAACTAGCAGGCTGTACCGATAACGCAGAGGCCAAGCGGTTAAAAGATGAGCACAAAAAAGTAAAAGCAATTATTAAACAGCAAGACAATATTGTTAAAAACACAACTGAAGCACTTACAACAAGCCAAGTTAGTTTAGGCAAGTTAAAAAACGCTACCAACAATGAATGGAAAAATAAAACAAGTGAAAACTTGGTTACACGCACGTTTGAACAAAATAACTTGCACTATGTGATCAACGGACAGAACTGGTGGATGATTGATCCAGATGGCGATCGTAAAAGTCCAAAGATTATTAGTTTAACTAGTGGCATGGTCAAGGACACAATCTTTTTAGACACAGATTGGATTGTTAAAGATGATCAGGAACTAAAAAGTTTTGCTAAAGCAACCAGCCGCATCTTTAAACACATCGTGCGTGATTTTAGCACAGCACATCGTCCGGCAACTTATAATCAAATGAAAGACATACGAAAGTATTGGTTGGAACCTGTATTTGAACGAGAACCGCATCCTGCGTTTAGATTGCTTACTTTAAGTATTGGTGGAGGTAGTGAAGAATATGCTGATCAGATTGAACGCATTATTGCGTATCGTTATGTTCATCCCGAAGATGTTATGATTCCTAATGTGGATAGTTGTGCTACAGGCGGTACTGGAAGAGACACTTTGTTTAACATTATTCGCAGTATCTTTACAGATGAGTGCTGTGCTACTATTAGTGAAGAAACTTTTAGTGGCACACACAACGGAGACTTATTTGGTAAGATGTGGGTAAAGGTAAGTGAGAAAGACAGTCGTAGTATTCCTATTGATAAGGTCAAAGACTTAACAGGTGACAACAAGTATCGTCATAGAGCCATGGGTGAGAACGCAATGGACGCTGTTAGACTATTTGTATTTTGGTTCTTTAGAAATGGTTATACAACTACAGCTAAACTTGCTGGATCGGGTAGTTCAGGTGAGGATAGACGTTTTGAGCCTATTATTGCTAGATACAACTTAGCACGCCATGTTGCTGTGTTTGCTGGACTTATCCCAGATTTAAAAAGTGAGTTCAGTTTAGAAAATGAAGTGCTTGCCACACAGATTATTAAAAAATGGCAATCAGAAGTTTATAAAAACGATGAAGAAATTGCTGTATGGTTGGGACACATTATACACGCACATAAGGTTGCGCCAATGACTGAGCTAATGCCCATTCACGGTGAATATTATAAAGAAATGCTCGCTAGACAAGCAAAAGGTATTGAAGTGTTTATGCCCAAAGTTTTGAGCCTAATTGATGAAAGCAATGTGCTAAACTTAAAAGCCCTACACAAATTATATGAAATTGCTGAAGCCACAAAAGTAAGCAAAGATTGGTTTAAAAACCAAGTGGTACATTGGTTGAATACTAAAGCAAATTGGGATTGCGTGGTAGAAACTACAGACGTATATCCGCATCAAGGTGCGGCAAATGATGAGCGTAGACGTTTTACCATTGTTCGAAATCAGGAAACATTTGTAGCCGGAGATAAGTTTGTATTTGATGTCACTGATTTTATTGACACAGACATTATGATTGATGGTAAAACAAATACAGACAACCGTATTACAATTGACTCTATAAGGAGTGATTTACTTTAAATTAGTGTAAAAGTTAGCGTAGAACCGAAGCGTAAGTGGGGTAAAATTGCTGTGCTACAAAAATATTTTTTCTTGAAAAAATCTTGAAGCAAAAAAAAGCACTTTTTTCCGCACTTACGCTACCCAATTACGCTAAGAACTACGCTAACTAAGAGGACAAAACGATGATAACAAAAGAAATAATACTAACCAACTATGAATGGTATACAGATGAAGCAGCCATGCTGAATGCTTGTTTACGTAATGACGAATTATTAAGTATGATGAGTGCTTGTAAGAGTTACAATATTTTAGGTTTTACAAGTATGGATAATGGTCTAGAAGGGGAAACATGTGTGGGCTATGTGGAATTTGAGTTTGAACCAGAAGTTGAAATGCTACACACGTTAGGACAGCCAATATGATAGTATACCCAATGAGTAATAGAGACGCTATGAGAAGTTATATGGCACGTGTGCCAGCGGCAAATGTGAAATTTGTTGATCCAGCACTACAACAGTTCTTTGATGATCAGGCACAGGGCTTGTGTGAAATAAAAATAAAAAGATTGAATCTTGATGAAATTATGACAGCCAACGCAAAGGGTCAAGAAATACAGCACACAGTTGAAGTCAGCTATCTAGATCCAGAATTAGAATTTACACGACGACTCAGTTGTTGATAAATAAACTTAACACAAACTGTTTTAATTCCCTTGGGACCGTTTGATGTTATGGGGGATTTTACAGCCATTTTATCCCCCGCCTCCCGAAGCCCTGTATTGTCTCCAGTGCAGGGCTTCACCTTTGGCACAACACTTGTACACGATGCGATTAAATAAAATTGTCAGTAGCAAGAGTTACAGACATTATAGCATACGTTTCCAAGAGCCTCCCACACTGTGAAGTGTCAGGGGCTCGACCTTTGACTAAATACAAGCATGGAAATACCTGAACAACCTGAAGCCTCTAAGCCTGGGCCCAAGACTGGACACACAGTTGAAGTAACAAAACTGGCACGTGTTGTTGGACGCAACAAAGTTCCTGTGCCTTTTGAAGATGTGGAACATTTGGCAAGTCTTGGTTGCACCGACACAGACATTGCCGCTTATTTTGGAGTCACACAGGATGCACTACGGCGCGGATTCGCCGAAAATCTCCTATTTGGACGACATAAACTAAAAATGAGTTTACGTCAAACACAACTGCGTGTTGCACTAGACGGTAATGTTCCCATGCTGATATGGCTGGGCCGAAATATGTTGAATCAAAATGAGATGGGTGCAGCCAATGAAGACAATCGTCCGCTACCGTGGACTGATGATATTGAAGTTGATGTGGAAGAAGAAGATGATGACGATAATCATACACAAGTAGTAGACAAAGAAGATGTTGATACAGAAGCTGGATGATTATGAATTGAGTGTTGACTTGACATGGCTCAGTCAACAAGAACTACAACTCAAGATTACAACAACAATTGTAGACAGCGTAACAGGCACTACTCACAATCGCAGTTACTTTATAACGCCTGAAGAGGCAATGCGTATTGCTGATCACATTAATCGTGTGTTATGCCGTTAAGTGATAAACAAAAACTAATAGCAGATTGTACTAAACGCTGGCGTGTTTGCGTAGCAGGCAGACGCACAGGAAAAACGCACCTGGCCATGAGAGAATTGGCACGCTTTGCCAGAGAACCTAATAGTGTAGTTTGGTATCTGACAGGCACAAGATCACAAGCCAAGACTCTAGTATGGACCAAGTTAAAAAAGAAATTGTCAAAGTTAAATTGGATACAGTCAACCAACGAATCTGAGTTAAGCATAATGTTAAAAAATTCTAGTCAGATATGTTTAAAGTCAGCAGAGCAAGGCGACAACCTGCGTGGTGAAAGTTTAAACTTTTTAGTTATAGATGAGTTTTGTGATATTGATCTAGATGAAATATTCTTCCAAATTTTAAGGCCGGCGCTGAGTGACAAGCGTGGTGCGTGTTTAATGTTGGGCACTCCTAAAGCAGGTAATCAAACTGCCAGAGACTTATTTGATCGTCACTTGACAAATCCCAACTGGGCCAGTTTTACATATTCAACATTAGAAGGCGGCTTCGTGGATGCAGAAGAGGTTGCACAAGCACAGCAAGACTTGAGTCCAAAAGTATTTCAGCAAGAGTATCTAGCAACCTTTGTTAGCTTTGCTGGCGTTATCTTTAATGAGTTTGGTGAACATAATATTCGTGAAGTTCGCAGACCCTTAGAGCATGAAGCTGTTTATATCGGAATGGACTTTAACGTAACTCCATGTTCAGCAGTGATAGGTCGTCAAATCAAGAACGGCATTGAAATATTTGATGAGATATATCTTGAAAATTCAAACACCTCTGAGATGATTGAAGAAATTAAAAATCGTTATCCCACAAATCCCATTGTGGTCTGGCCGGATCCATCAGGCGTTGCAAGAAAAACCAGTGCCAATGGCAACACTGACATCAAGTTACTGGAACTGGCTGGCTTTCAAACTAGATATCATAGACAGCATCCTTTAGTGCGAGATAGAATAAATGCAGGCAACAGTTTGTTTTTCAAACGTCCAGATGGCACAACAAGATTTGGTATTGATCCCGGTTGTAAGAAAACAATTGCTTGTTTAAAGAACTGGGCCTACAAACCCGATAGTATGATACCAGATAAGAACGGTGCATTAGATTGGTCACATGGATGCGATGCGCTTACATACATGATACAATTCCTATTCCCAATTAACAAACCTGTGGCACCGCAAGCGCCGCAACGATTTGGCCACAGAGTCAGCTAAATAAACTAACATTTTAAGGAGCCTATAAACATGGCCGAGTTACAAACATACCAAAATGCCTATTTGCAGGCAACTGCAGGCAACACAACTTATAGTCGCAATCAATTGCGCTGGAAGTTTCTGCTTGATTCATTCACAGGCGGACAGGCCTATCGTGAAGGTGCGTACCTACAGCGTTATGCCCTAGAAAGCGATAGAGAATATGCGGCTCGATTGAATAACACTCCCCTGGACAATCAATGTAGAAGTTTAATTAGTCTTTACACAAGTTTCTTGTTTAGACAAAATCCCGAACGTGAATTTGGCAGTTTAGAAAACAACTTCACCGTTGAAGACATCTTAGAAGATGCTGACTTAGATGGCCGTAGCATGAATGCCTTCATGAAAGATGTGGCACAATGGAGTTCAGTATTTGGACACGTTTGGATCTGTGTAGCCAAACCTGATGTGGGTGCTGTGACATTAGCAGATGAACAGGCTATGAACGCAAGACCATATCTAAGTCTTTACCTGCCACTCGCTGTCACCGACTGGCGTTGGGCTAGACAACCCAATGGTGGCTATCAATTAGAATACATCAAGTATGTGGAAGAAGTCAACGGCACTGAAACTGTTGTCAAAGAGTGGACTTATGATTCAATCACAACTTACAATCTAAACACGCAACAAGAGCGTGTGATGGATATGCGAGTAGAGACTAATGGCTTGGGCTACTTGCCATTTGTTTGCGCCTACGCAGAACGCAGTCCTGTACGTGGTTTAGGCAATAGTTTAATTGATGACATTGCTGACCAACAGCGTATGATTTACAATGAATTAGCAGAAGTTTATGACAGCATCCGTTT